TATTATGATATCGAATTAATAAAACGCGATTTATTAAATCACTTTAATACTCGCGTCGGTGAAAGAGTTATGCGCCCAGATTTTGGATGTAAAATTTGGGATTATATGATGGAACAGTTGACTCCCAGTATTCGTAATTTGATTTTACAAGAAGCATTGAGAATTTGTGAATCCGATTCCCGAGTAACAGTGAGTGGTTCAGATGTATATGCATATGGGAACGGCGTTAGAGTAGAATTAAATTTATTTTATAATCCATATAATGTTATAGATACATTCTATGTAGATTTTGATACACGCCAAAATGCCAATTTGGGTTTTGAATAAGGAATAATATGTCACAGGCAATCAGACAATCGGAACTTTTCACTGGCAATGACTGGCAAGTTATATATCGTGCTTTCACTAATATTAATTTTAATGCCACTGATCCTCCTTCAATCAATAGAGCATTGCGCGAATATATTTTGCAAAATTATCCAGAAAATTTCAATGACTGGATTGAATCTTCGGAATTTGTCGCAATTATTGATTTGGTATCATGGATTGCGGGCACATTGGCGTTTAAGACAGACTTAAATGCTCGCGAATCTTTTCTAGAAACTGCGCAACAGAGAGATAGTATTCTACGCTTAGCCCGTTTCATTTCATATAATCCTAGTCGCAATCAATGTGGGCAAGGATTGGTAAAGCTTGTCCGTGTCTCAACAAACGATGATGTCTATGATGGTTATGGGACTAATCTTAATAGCCAAACCATCACATGGGATAATCCAGATGACCCTGATTGGTTCGAACGCTTTATTATAATTTTGAATAGCGCATCGATCAGTACTGCTCCTTTTGGTGTTCCTTTAAAAAATGGAACAGTTGGCGGTGTCAAGACACAATCTTATAGACTTAATAATATAATTTCTGACGCAAAACTTAATTTCAACGCCACTATTGGTGGAAATTCTATGCCATTTGAAATAGTCAATTGCGATTTCGATGATGGTGGTGGAATATATGAACGCCCCCCAAATTATTTTGATGCTTTAAATTTCCTTTATAGAAATGATGGTAATGGAAATTCTAGCGCAAATACTGGATTTTTTCTTATGTTCAAACAAGGAACATTATCAAATATTGATTTCAATATACCTGTTCCTGTAGAAAATAATGTTTTATCTGTTCCAGCTACTGGCATTAATGACACCGATGTTTGGGTACAATCGGTAGATGATGCCGGAAATATACAATATTCATGGAACAAAGTTCCTGCTATATTCAGTGAAAATATAACTTACAATAATTATGATCCACAAATTCGTGTTATATTCTCAGTAATTACTGGTAAAGATGACACTGTTAGTGTTCGTTTCTCTGATGGTAGATTTGGTGCAGTTCCTACGGGAAATATCCGCGTTTGGTATAGAACTTCTAATGGGTTGCAATATCAAATGCGACCCGCAGACATGAATCTTATAAAAATTTCTGTTCCATATTATAATCGGAATAATGTTCAAAGAACTTTGACACTAACTTTCTCTCTTCAAGAAACTATATCTAATTCGGTTCCTTCAGAAACAAATGAACAAATTCAAGCGCGTGCCCCATCAATATATGCCACGCAAAATAGAATGGTTTCTGGGGAAGATTATAATATTTTCCCGCTACAAAGCACTTCTGCTTTAAAAGTAAAAGCACTGAACCGAGTATATTCCGGACACTCTAGATTTATCGATCTTAATGACCCAACCGGAAACTATCAAAGTGTAAATGTTTTTGCCGACGATGGCATATTCTTTAAAGAAAATTATAAAATTTATTCAGAAGTTCCAACTTCTTTTGCTTCGGCGGCAACAGATATAATTTCATTATATTTACAAACCACAATTAACCGTCAAGAAGTTCAAAATTATGCAAATGATTTCATTTTGAATAATTCAAATATTACACCTTCTGGAATAACTTGGAAAAGAGCGACTACGGATAATAGTTTTATAACTACTGGATATTTTGAAACAGTTTCAACTTTAAATTCCGCAATAATTGCGGGATCAACAATATTATTCGCTGTTGGCTCAAAATTAGAGTGGTCTACTATAGTAAGTATTGCGGGAAATGCTACAGAAGCTCCACCAAGTGGTTCTCCCGGTCCCGTTGTTCTATCATTGGAAATTCCGGATGGATCAACAATTTTAAGAATTTTGCCTGCATTTAATACAGGTCTAGACAGTTCAACAATAACAACGTTAGTTAATAATATAACTAGCCCTCGTCAATCAGATTTGTGGTATGATTTTGGTTCACAAACATGGTCCGTTAATCCGGTCTTAGACAGCTACGGTAATCCCCCACGAGCATCTATGTTCTTCGTTTCTAGTTTAATTTACAACTATGGTGCTTGGAGTATAAATGCCGAAGGCATTCGTTATGTGTTTGAAAGCCTAAACGAAGTTAAATGGTTTAATGATGGTAGAAAGACGACCGATCCGAAAACCGGATCAACGGTTGCAGATACTGTTCGTATTATGAAAATCAATGAAAATCTTAATGATTTTATTGCGATTTCCAATTCATTTGTCCGCTCTGGAAGAGGTCTACATTCTGACTATGATTTGAATGTTGATAGGATTTATTTAAACAGAGATGGTTCTCCCAATCCATTAAGAACGACTGTTATTTTGTCCGATACAAATTACAATGGATATGCTGATATACCTGATACGTTTTATAAAATTGTAGCATATCCTGCTCCGGGTGGAAGTGGTGCAATAATTCCTGAACAATATCTATTCTGGCAACATAGTGACACTTACGGCGATGTTCCATTATCTAATTCCGTATATATGTATGAAAGTTCTGTTGATTTACAAGCTTCTACTCCAACTGTAGGAACAATTGGCTTTCAAATAAACAGCCCCAATCCATTATTAAAAAATACCTTTTGGGTATATTCTAATACCGGTTGGTCAGGCCCGCAGCGCCTTGGTACATATAGTTATGGTATAGGCCGTGGGTCTAATATTGCTAAGAAATGGTTCCCAGCCGGTCAACCCGGTGTATCTTTAACCACTCCTGCTGCATTATCATTCCAATGGAAGCATTATGCGTCCACCGATCAAAGAATTGACCCTGCTAGAACTAATATAAATGATATTTTTGTATTGACTTCTGGTTATGATTATCTTGTTAGATTATGGATTGCTAATGGTTCGGACCCTAATACTATACCATCGCCACCAACTGAACTGGATTTGAGATTAACTTTTTCTGCTTTTGAAGACTATAGAATGTTTAGTGACCAAATTGTTTGGCGTCCAGCGAGTTATAAGTTTTTGTTTGGTGTTGGCGCTGACGACCAAGTAAGAGGTCAATTTAAAGCAGTTCTTTTGCCAAATACTACTCTGAGTGATGGAGAAGTTGCTTCTGAAGTTATCAGAGCTATTAATACATATTTCACTGCATCGTATTGGGATTTTGGTGAAACTTTTTATTATACTGAATTGGCGGCATATATACACCAACAATTGGCCAATGTCATTTCTAGTATAGTTTTTGTTCCAACCTATTCAAATTCGAATTTTGGTGATGGTTTTGAAATCACGTGCAGACCTGATCAGATTTTTATATCTACCGCGCAGGTTTCGGATGTGGTAATTATAAAGGCCAACACGCCATCTAATTTGAGAATTCGATAATGCTAAAAATATTATTCAAAATGCTGATATGGTTTTCAATCGCCATATGTGCTTTTGGATTTTTTTCGGTGTTTATAGTTCCAGACAATCACGCCATTACAAGTATGTTTTATGTAGGGTTAATAGCTTGGAACATGTTGGGTTGGTTGTCGAAAAAATTTGAAACAGATATTGACATGCCCTGAAATAATTGGCATAACCAATTTGCCGTTGGAAACATGTGCATTCATGTCACGACTATCTCGACCGCGTGTTTAGATAGCAGGCTGTTACCTTACTGGATGGTTGGGCTGAAGGTAAGTTGCGAACAGAGTCGAAAGACCCACGGCATTAAAAAAATAATCGGAATAATGTCGCATCGAGTTTATCCATAAAGCGGATAACGCTATATCCAGAAATCGGTGTAACTCTAACATATTCGCAATACCAGCTATATTTTATATTATTTTTATCCATGCACCAATTTATTATGTGCTGTTTTAATATTGGATGTCTTCCGCCTTTTCCAAAATATATTCTTGTCACCATGGTAGAATTAAGTTCTATAGCATACGGGTGCTTTTTCAAATCCTCTGGGCGGAGTTCTCTTTCTCCTTCTGATGAAAATAGCACACGCATAAGCGTATTTAGAGATATGACTTGACTATGTAATATTATGTGCGAGATTTAGTCAAACCATGGCGAAATCATGAAAAATCAATCACAAGGGTCACTCTTAGAAGTGATCTCTCAGATTATAGAAGATGCTACGTTCAAGCGCCTTGGGCGGCTTTCTGCCGCACAGGCTCTTTATATAATTCTAGTTAAGAAGCGCGGCTGGTGTGTAGGCAACGTTGGTTGGACTTGGCTCCATTTCAAATATGAAGATGGATACTACGAATTGATGCACGACGTTGGTATCAATTCTAAATATAATTTGGCAATGCTTGAAATAGAAAATTCCGGGCCTCATGAGTTATTGGACCTAGACGATAAAAATCGTATATATTATGATGATGCTACTATAATGCTTAAACTTGGTGTTTTCCCAAATCAAGGTATTCTTGTGCGTGGCGAGGCATGGGCAAGCCAAGGTTATGAAGGAGACTGGGATGGTGGATATGATATTACGCATCAATATATAGAATCTGCCGAAATGAACATTTCTGATTTTTGCAATGATTTGATTGAATTTTAAATATGAAATATTGAAAAAACTTGATTTGCTTGTAAAATCCTTATACTAATATAAGTGTGAAAGGAAATACAAATGTCTAAAATTACTGAGGAAGATTACGTTGAAGGCTACATGTGCAAAACCGATTTCGATTACGAACTCGACAATGCTTGTGGTGGTAATGTCATTTATCCTTCCTTGAATAACCTACAACAACATAAGAAATGTTGGTCTTCATGCGGAGTGGTAAAGGTTAAGGTATATCTTGAGGAAGTGGTCGTAGAAGAAAATTATGATTTTTCGGAGCAATAAAATGTTTCGAGAAATAATGAAAAGATTTTCTAGAAATCAGAACCAATTTGAAATAGAAGTTTCCGAAGATATTTTAATTACAAATTTTTCGCGTCTTAGATTAAGAGAAGATGTGCAGGAATGGTGTTTTAATAACAAAATTTTTGTATCCAAAGTTCGCCCGAATGCTGGAATGTATGTTGGTAACGGAAATTCTCTTCTATTTGGGCCTTATTATGTTAAAATATATGATGATAGTCAAAGAATTCTTTTTAAATTAAATTGGGGATAATATGGCGGCTAAACATATTATACAAATTAATGATATTGTAGATGCTCTGATTATGGAACACACCACAATTGGAAGAAGAGTAGAATTAGCCGATTTATTTAATGATATTACTAAAAACTTTGCTTCTGATGATATTGACAATCATCCTATTTTAAAAGAAGCGGAAAATTATATTTTCAAAAGATTTTGTTTTATTTGCCCAACTTCAATTCCACATTCCGAATTTCGCGAATTAGGAAATTGGATATCTCAAAATTTATCTAATTTGTGGGCTTATGACAGACTTACAGTCAACGAAAAAACAGATAATTTCGAATTTTTTGTTTGGTTTGAAAATCAAAATGATGCCGCGTTATTTAAATTGCGCTGGGGATAACCGATAAATATTTTTTTATATTTTCGGGAGTCAATTGGATAAGTTTGATTATGACCCTGTTACTCGAAAAATAATTTATAAAGACTATTCTTACTATCAGGATTGGCTTAGGATTTTGTGTTTTTACGTTGAAATAGAGAAAAAAGAAAATTATCCCGAGATAGAACAGTGGATAATTGAAAATCTTGACAAAAAGTGGGGTAGGCATTACTCTTCTGATATCAAGTTTTTTACGCACATGACCTACTATTTTGAAGACTATAAGGATGCGGTGGCGTTTAGACTTCGTTGGGGGTAAAATGCAATGGCAAAATATTTAAATACTATTCGAAAATTTTCGAACCCGAAATCACATCAAGTTGATATGGATTCTGCGAGAGCATATTTGCGCAATAAGTTATTGCGAAAAGATTATGGTTTTGACGTTCTTATAAAATCAGTAGAACTTTGGAATGAAATGCTAGATGAGTGTTTCCCCTACATTTTAGATGCAGTTCTTGAAACAAACAGCCCAATAATGGATTGGGTGATTGAGAATTGCTCAGATTTGTGGTTTTATGAAAATACTCCGTATCACAACGGCGCATTCACACATCGTTTTTATTTTAATAGTGTGCGAGACGCTACTTTATTTCGGTTACACTGGGGCTAGTTGTGGAAGTTAAAATTGATGAAAATACGCGCCAACTGTTTTTTGTGCCTGATGATAACTTTTATGCATCACACGACCCATCCATGTCTATTGCCGCCCGAAAAGCTATCATAAAAGAACATAAGAATTTTTTTAGAGAAAAACGATTAGAGTTGCTTCCCTATACCGTTGCAATAGAAAATATGAAGTTCCCCATTTTTTGGGAAACTGAAAAATGGATAGTGTTTACGCTGGTCGGGAAATGGACAAGAGATTATATTCATGAGTATAATCGGGCAACAACAGAGCAATACGGTCTATTCTGGTTTGAACTCGAAGATGATCTTCTGGCATTCAAACTCAGATATGAAGGATGTACTTTATAAAATAGTATATGGGTCAACATTTGAATATACGATTTGATAATGAAATTGAAATTGATGACTATGAACTTGACTCCGTAGCCATAGATAATTGGATATTTGCCAATATAGAAGGCCGCTGGAACACTCGATATGGAATGCTCCATACTACATATGGGTTCGAGAGAGTTGAAGATGCAATTCTTTTTATGTTAGAATGGGGCGAGCATCAGATGAGACAACGCAGTGCCAAATAATACATGCCCACTTTGCCAGAGAACGCTCGTGGAAGGCCCAAGCGTGGATGTGCATCACCTTATACCAAAACTAAAAGGTGGCCGTAAGGGACCAACTGTGATCCTTCACAAGGTATGCCATACCAAGATACATTCGGTTTTTACAGAAACTGAATTGGCTAGAAAATATAATACAATTGAAGCACTTTTGGAAAATGAAGAAATTCAAAAGTTTTCTGTATGGGTTGCTAAAAAAGACCCAGAATTTTATGAATCAAACCGCGAAATGTCTTCTAAAAAGAACAAGCGCAAAGTCCGCTATTGATAATTATTATGCCCACCCCAAAATAGCTGAAATAGCGCAGCATCATTTTCGTCTGAAAAATAATATGAAGAATCGTTTCTATACCAATAGCCTTTAAGATTTGTCACTATCCATTTTACAACGATTCCGTCTGGAAAAATCCCGCTATATCTATGAGGAAGGCAGGCAAATACCAATGTCTTCCATTCGGCGGTTTCAACTATACCATTTCTTTTTGCTAGTTTTTCATCATAAACAATCTCGTCTGTTT